AACGATCCGTGGTCACCGAACACACATCCGTCACACCTTCGTGCATTTTGGCATACGCTTCAAAAGAAGTCTTGGGGAGTGCTTCACCTTGAAACTTAACCTTACAGTTGGGGGTTGTACAGATGTTTGCGTCCCATACCCGCTTTTCAAAAATCTTGTAGATGTTGTTGTCCATAGATTTCATACCAAATCTTTTCCAATCTGGAATAAAAGTAATTGAAACTGAAGAAGTTGAACCAGAATGTTTTGTAATTTTTGGTGGATGACACACAGTCATGTTATTTTCCCATTTTTGACAGTATGTTTGTTTTGTCTCACTGTCCTTGATCACCACAAAAAACGCTGACGAGTAAATGTTTGTCAATTTGGCACCGTACCCATTTCGACCACCCACAATCCGCTTCTTATTGTCATCGTAGTTTGTACTCGTGAGAAGATGACCAAATGTGAGCTCTGGATTCCACACACCTTCCTTCTCATGCATTTTAACACTGATACCGCCGAGAGGTCCATTGTTCTCGATGGTCACAGAACCAGTCTCCTTGTCTATCCTCGCCGAGATGCTCGTAACGTGTTTCGGATGTAATGAGTTGCGGTCAATCGAGTTGACAAGGATTTCGTCAAAAATCTTAAGTAAAGCTGGTGAATAATTGATGCTCTTCTTCTTGAATTTGTTATCAGTCTTGTGATGAATCCAGTACTGTTCAGAACTGAGGTCCACTGGACCAACATAAGAATCTGGTCTTTTAAGGACATGTTCGATGTGTGTGAGCTTTTGAACACTCTCTCCCATCTTTCTTTAATTTTTATAGAGTCATCTCTTTACTTAGGTTTATTCTCTTCGAGAACCTTGTAAAAATTCTTGACCCATATTTTCATGTCATCCCGACTAACAGACTTCGTTTTAGGTACGATACTCCTAATGGCACCGATTTGTCTAAGAGTATTAATTCTGGGATTGAATTTAATACTACCTCTTTCGTAGCAACATGCACACACCCTGGTATTCTTCCAGCTGTGACTGTTGTTATTTTTAAATGGTGGGTTCGTTTCACGTAGATACTTGTCAAATAAACGAAGTTCCCACGCGTGAGATACCTTAAAATATGGATCGAGTGGTGCGAGGCACACGGCACACACATACCTCCATTTTATCTTCATATTCATGGTACCGCACAATCATTTAAGCGTTTTTTCTTTACGAGACGTTCAAACATGTAGAACCACGCACCAATTTCATTTTTTGTTTTACATTTATTTCTTGGAACTAAATTACGTATGAGACCTATCTGTCTCAATGCATCTTTTCTTGGATTATATACAACTTTGTTTTTGAAACAGTACGTACACACTCGATAGACTTTGAGTCCGTAGAATTTATACATGGATGCATTCGCATCGAGAAAGAATGGAAATAGCTTTTTGTATTTCTTCATGAGTTTGAATTCATCGTATGTATCGAAATGATAGTGTATATCTAGTGGACAGTGACATTGATGGCATGTATATAGCCAAAATAATTTTGGCATTCTTAAGTATAGATCGATGCTTTACTTTATAGGTCTTATCATCATCGTTGTCATGTTTGCCATGAGACACAGTGCAAACGTAGGCCTCAAAGGTTCGATTAAACAGCTCATGCGTCAATCAGCGCGATACGCCACAGCGGCACAACAAGACGCCGCACCACTCATGGCTGTGCTTCACGCGAATTACGCCGCGGCATACATGTACGCCATGTTGGACATCGCGACAGATTCACAAATTCATAACATGACGGGTGTAGATATGAAAAAGTTCAGAGAACACGTCACGAATGTTCAGGACATGGTCACAAAGAAAACAGTCGATAAATGCCCCGAGTTTGCCGGTGAAATTGATTTGTATCTCTCGACGATTGCTGGTGAAGCTTAAAATAGTAATGATATAGAAAAGTATGGTCAAGTATGCACTCGTGCGACATCCGGATGACAAGATAGAGTTGGGTGTTGATCGCGATGTAGAAAGTCAAGAAGAAGAAATGGAAATAATATCCATTGAGGAAATGTATGAATCCAATTGTTTGGAGGAAAGGGTAGTCATGGTCGTTGTATTTTTCCTAGCAATTATTGTTATTATTGTCACATACGGCACCTAAGTCATTTCGCAACATATGAAATATCACATTATAAATATGCAAGTCGTCCATGATTCAGTGTGGGTCGTGTGCCTCCAGCGGGCTATGGAACGGTATGACGTTCGCGAGCCGGATGAACGATGTTACCGACTCGCGAATGCCGTGTGGAAGTGTAAACAAAAGCAACAAGAAATTAAAAATGCGCGAATGCAAAGAAAGATTATAGTGTTAGACACGCCACCGGAAAAAACACACATCGAGATGCGCACACAGACAAAGATCTGTTCCGCGATCACGATGTCTGGTAAGCGATGTCAATTTAGGGCGGTGTGTGGAGACTATTGTAGGAAACACAAAGTCACGTCCAAGGAAATAGGAAGCGTCGCAGACTTGTCGGACATTATAAGTAGAATTAAAATGTAGTTACAATATAAATGTTAGATCAAGAAACACTCAGACCCGTGATTCTCGCTATGACTTTTTACATCGCCGCGAGCGTGCTCATCCCCAAGCTCGTCAAGAAGCCGTCGGGTATTAAGTTTATCGATGATATCGTCGCGTTTCTCATCGCACAGGAAGGTAACGTGATGTCAGGTACTATTTTGATCGGCCTCGGTGTTTTCTTTGCCAATTACGTGGACCAAGAATTCTTCTAAGACGTTTTCTTTTCCCACGAGATTTTTGGTAAACGTGTGATCCATGTATCGAAGTTTCTTTTGTGACACGTCGCGCATGAATTCCAAAAGTTGGATCGGATTTGGTTTCCCCCACACCATTCCCTTTTTGAAGAGAAAATCATCCCTCTCCAACTCTTGAAGTTCACACTCGATCGTATACGGTGTTTTGATGTACTCCGGTGCACCTCCATAATCCGTGATGATGACTGGTTTATCGTGTAATGCCGCCTCGACGGCTCCCATGCCCACGCCTTCAGATTTAGAAAAACTCACGTAACAATCACCCATCGCGTGAATGTCTTCCATCTCTTCATCCGAAATGAGACCATTAATGATTTTGACGCGTGGAAGATTTATAGAGACGTCTTGATTACACGTGGCTTTCACGACGAGGCGTGTATTTGGGTCGTTCAAGCGCACAAATGCTTCGAGTATGCTTCGAAAATTCTTACGGTCGTCGAGAATGTTACCGATGTGATAAAATGTATACATCGGTTCATGTGGAATGTGGACGTGCACAACCTTGAATGTTGTGTTTGGAAATTGCTTCGAAAGTACACGCTTACAAAATTCACTCGGAACGAGGACCGTATCGAAGTGCTCGAATATCTTTCCGTAGTCTTCGTGGACCGTTTCGGTCTCACACACGGTCATACACGCTACGTGTTTCGCTCTCGACTTGACGTACGGAATTGCTGCGATCGTGTACGGTAAAGGAATCACAAACATGAACGCGTGTTCACATTCGGGAATTTCTTGTCCAAATTCAAAGTATTGTGCATCAGGGAACAGTTTCGTGTATTTGAATGTGTGTTGTCCGATCCCACTTTTCAATGTTGGACCCACGAAGATCATTTGGTATAAAGATAATCTCTCTTTTAATATATATAACCATGGAAGCGATCAAGCAAGAAATCAGAGATGAACTCGTTCGTGTGCGAATCGATAAGGTTCGTTTGTACAACCTTCTCGCGCGTATCGTGGATGCGATCCCAGCGGAAGCCCCGGCTCCGGCTCCGGCTCCGGCTCCGGCTCCGGCCCCGGCCCCGGTTGAAGTGAAGGAAGAACCGGCTCCGGTCGAAGTGAAGGAAGAACCGGCTCCGGCGGCCCCGGTCAAAGAAGAAAAGCCGAAGGCTAAGAAGACCACCACCACGAAGAAGAAGACCACGACTCGTGCTTCTGTGAAGAAGGAATAAATATCCCCTCAGTGAGACTGTCTTTTAAGAAAATCATATAATCATGCAACACGTACCTCTCGGAAAACCGTTCCGTCTCATAAATCCTAAGAAAAGAACTAGTTTTTATGAGAAGGCGCACGATAGTGAAGGGTATTTATATCACGTGAGACTCAAATGGCGGCAGAAACCCCGCGGTTCACCCACCAGACGAACGAACCAAAAACCAAAACAAGGAACCCGATCAAATAACTAAATGGGTATTTCTTCTTTTGACGTTCTTCGATGGGTGTATCCGGAAGTCGCTGTACGTTCTTGTTCAGTGTATCTATCTTTGCTGTAAGCTGTTCTAGCGCTTGTAATATCTGAAGCTCGCGATCTTTTGGCTTTTCCTTTACGTTGACCGTCGTGATTTCGAGAACCATATACCACTTGGCATCTGGT